GTATTTAACGAAACAATATCCTGATTGGATTGTGCTTGTGCTAGGGGAGAAACACTACGAATTTTTACTTCTCTACCATTAACTGTCGGCATTTCTATCCGACCCTGCTTCTGTAATATATAGACTACTCTTTGTAATAATGGCTGTACCATTTCAGATTGCAGTCTGCCAAATGCTGATCCTATCTTACGAGATAAATCTGCCATACGTTCTGCAACTTCGGTAGCTGATGCAGGTGTTTTATTTGGATCACCTAACATATCATTATACAAAGCTCTCTTTATATTATTTCTCATATCATTTAAAATAAGGTTAGCCACATCAAATGATCCTGCTGATCTAATTGGCTGTAGTCCTTGAGAGTTTGGTGCTTTTGGAATGACAGTTCCCGGAACTAGGTTGATTGTATCAACATTAATTACACCATCATCATCAATCTGATAGATGCCTGATATAGACATCTGTGCATTTTCTAAAATCATTTCTATAGTGAGGTTACAAGTTTTGATTGCACTAAGGGCATTTAATGCAGGACCTCTGCCATAAATCTCGCCACTGGCTTTACTCCATCTAAATGCTATAAATGGATTTGATCCTACTCCAGTATAGGTTTCTGTCATTATCATAGCTTTATCATTTACATCTATGACATAGTATCCATACTTTTCTTCATTAGGATCATCATATAATCTACACGATACCTCAAGTATCTTTGTTTTACTTTCAGGATTTCTAGTTATTCTTTCTGCAATCTGTGGTGTTAATACTGCATTGGGATAAGCAACTGGTATATCTTCATTCTTAATCATACGTTCACGATACACATGATCTACCTTACCATCAGGTCCAGTATCTAAAACTACATGAGGTAATGGTATTGATTGAAACCTAATAGGATTTACTGCATCACCTTCCATAACACAAAGGACTGCAGTACCAAGTGCCAAGTCTATAAAACATTCATGTATCTCTTGAGCAAAGTTTGATGTCTGCAATATTTCAAATACATAATCAGTGACACCATCAAGAGCATTATTAATATCATCTTTTTCTGCATCAGGAACTTCCTGACCAGTAACAAAGTCAGCCCATCTAGCAAAGTTAGGAGTTAATCCTGACTGTAGTCTTGATGCAAACTCTTGAATACCAACTACTGCTGTTTCATCAAAAATCTTATCATCTCGTCTTTGACCTGCCGAATAGTTTTTAAAACCCTGACGTTGTGGTAAGCAGTACTCAAAGATTTCGTCATAAAGATCTTCAAACTCTACCCTAACAGATAAAGCCTTCTCGTATCTTTGAAGCATTTGACTTACAGTTTTTTCGTGCATTAGTTATCGTACTCGTTATAGAAACCTATGCCACCACCTGAACCTCGTAGCAACGATCTTCTACCACTGCCTTTTCTTTTTGCTGTAATATTTTCTTCAAGAACATCTTGTCTAGCATCTGCTCTCTTTTGAGTTTCAATATCTTTTTGAGCCTCTCTTTCCATTTCAGCTTCTTTCTCTGCTACTGTTGGAGGAGGAGGCTTTGAACTACCACCTAAACACATAGTATCTCCTTTACATTCTTGCCCATAGACCTTGCCTCTTTGGTTGCTTTGGTCTGCGATTAAAGACATCATACTCTACTCTAGCATTAAAAGTTTCAATCTTTTTGTTCATGCCTAGTACTTGCCTTCCCTCGCCTGACCCCAACATCAAATACTGCAAAGCATCATGGATATGTGAGTAACGATCTTTAAGTGGTTTATCTTCATATCGTTCACCTGAAACCTGCATACGTCTATATTGATAACCACCCTCAAACCCTTTTACCAATTCTTTACACCTAAAGTCAATTAAAATTCCTGATAATCCATCAACCATTCTATTTAGCACAGATGCCACAGACTCAATTCGCAAGGCAACATCATTGCTCATTGTAGGTCTAGCACTTAATCCTGCACCTCTTAAAACCTGAAAAGGTGTGGATTCATCTGTTTGCGATCTGAAGTCACCTGCAGGATCACCATAGATATGGACTTCACAATTAGCATATCGTGTTGCTATTTCTGCTCGTAACAATTCTGCAAACCTAACAATACCCATATCAAAAGCTACAATCTCTTGTAGTATATTCCATCTGCCTCTAACCTTTTGACCAAAGACTGCAGCAGGTGTCAGACCAAAGTCTAATCCAATATATACTGGCACACCATCTGCTACTGGTATTTCTTCTTTAGCAACATGAGTTTCAGCAACAAACATATTATAAACTGGTTTTCCATCTTGGATACTACCAAGCCTATTCATTACATAAACATCTATCCAACTCTTAGTCTTTCCTTGTACCAAGTTAGGATAGTATGACTCTAATATGTTATGTCTGTTCTCTGCTTTATCATTTGGTTTATATCCAGTAACAGCACCATCTTCATCTTTCTCTTCTATCATTCCACTAGGTTGTGTAAAAAACTGCCAGTTCTCAGGCTTGATTAACATACGACTTTCTTCCAAAGTTATATGGTCTGGAACTGGAACTTCGCCACTCATAATAGACCACCAGTGATCTTCTTCAGGACTGTTAGTATCACAGATAACACCACTCCAAGATGCTCCACCATCTTTCACACTAGGATATCTGCCAACCCTCATAGTACAAGCATCAATAATTGACTTGGGAATTTCTCTAGCCTCGTTGACCCATACACCAGTAAGCTCTAATGAAAGTAATTTTTTTACATCTTCAGGTCTGTCAAGTGCAAGGAATATAACTTCCATCTCCAAGTCACCTGCTGTTATCATATGGGTATATGGCACAGACCACATAAACTTTCCCCATTCATTTTCAGGAAACCAGTCAAGCCAAGTCTTTATAGTGGTTGTTCTAAGTTGTGGGTTAGTGTTTCTGATAATCGCCCACCTGCTTTTTCTTTTACCATTCTTATCAGGCTCTTGCATTAAGGCTCTTCTAAATATTTCTATACTACAAGCAACAGACTTGCCACTACCAACTGGACCTCTGATGCCACGAAAAAATGTATTGTCTTTCATAAAGTCTTTAAGGACTTGACCATCAGGTTTGTATTTAAACTGTATCAATTTTAGTATTAACTCCGACTCTAAGAAGAGTGTCTACAGTCTCAGGACCAATAACAGCTATTACTTTGTCGGCTTCCCTATCAGTACAGAATTGTTCAGGGTGGTGTTTCAGGTGAACTCGCTTCACCACTTCACGAAGTATTCGTCTTTCTTCAACCTTTAAAGTATGTAAAAATGTCATTGCTTTAACCTACGAATAAGATCTGTAGCTTTTCGTTTTTGCTGCAATCTTTTTGGGTTGTTTAGATACTTGTTTACCTGCTCTAATTGCTTTTCGCTTAAGAGCCGAAGTCTTGGAGTATTCACTGGAAGATAAAGCCTTAATTGCTTTCTCAGGAAGATAACGTTCGCCAGTTGCCTTTGACCCTTGTGTACTAGGTTTACCTGATTTCGTTCTCCACTTTTGTCTTGTCCAAGCACGAAGCGACCTTTGTGATTTCTTCAAAGCCATTAGGAAGTATAACCCCCACCTTTGGCTTTATATTGTTTGGCTAACATCTGTGCCTTACGAGCAGACCATTGACCTGACTTGCCACCTTTGTTACTCGCTTTGATCCTATTAAACAAAGCCTTTCTCATTGAAGGCTTTGTATAGTTTCCTGCTGCATTAACTGCCATTTACTTTTTCTTTGCTTTCAAAATTTTTTTCTGTAAAGCAGTAGGTAATGTCTTTTGCTTTGCAGTCATCTTCTTCTTTGGTGGTCTACCTTTAGTAGTTCCATATGTTCCTTTACCCATTGGCATTTTATCTCTCCTTTGTTTAAGTTGCTTTCTTAATATTTCAACTTTTCTTCTCGTTTCGTCAAGCCTTTTTCTTCGCCTTATTTCGTTTAGATATTGCTCTAGCCTTTGCACGAGCGTCGGCTTTACTAGACGCACCCCATGCACGAAGCGATAAAAGTAATCTCGTAGCTTTTCCTTTAGCATCTTTCTCTGGTCCTTTCATGTTTCCCATTCGAGCTAAGAAACTAGCTCGTCTAGGATTATCACCACTCTTAACTGGTGGCTTCAATGTGCCACCCTTATAAGAGTCTCTACCCTTTTGATTTAAACCACCTTTAGGGTTTTTTCCTTCTTTGCGTGTCCATGCAGGTGTACTCATATCGAACCTTTTTGACTATTAATGTTTGTGTAGGACCATGTCATAGTATGTATCGCCTTTTTTTTAACCCCCTTGTTACGTCAGGTCTATGCTGACAGAGATGTTGCCTTGCACTAGCGACATACTCTTCTCGACTGGCTTATATCCTGCCCTATCTAGTATATCCTTAGATGCCTCAAGCTGTACGTACTCAGACTTGGCACTACTCGCCAAGTCAAGTACTCTTTTAGATGCAATCGTAGCATTGATACCTATACTCTGTCTTACCACTTGTTGCATATACTCTTGAACATGAGGCAATCGCAAAGTCTTACTGGCTGTCACTCTTCCTGATTCGCCTTCTGCGTATCCTGACTTTGCACTAGCCTCTTTGATACTGCAACCTAATGCTACGATAGTATCAACTAGGCACTTCTGTTTATTGGTTAGCTTAATCTGTTTTAACAAGAGAACCCCCCTTACCCCCCTTTTATGGAGGAGCTAATTCCATATGTCAAGGGTATTCTAGTTCTCTTGTAAAAACAGACACTTAGCAGGAGAAGTGCCTAGATGATACTGCTTGGACTGGCAGAGTTGGAGAGTTGAGGAGTTGGTGTGTTGCATGATGTACCGAGTAATGAGTGAGGCTTTAAGACTCCGTGAACCACTAATGCAATTCTTAAGTACTTCTGGAGTAGACTGGGTTTTTGCATTAGTCAATCTCTTCTATTTGTTAAGCCACTCTAAACCAATGCCATAAATGACTGAGTCAAATAAAATGGTCGTATCCCTAAAGGGACCCTCGTCAATTTTATTTGACTCTATTTCAGAGTCACGCAAGTGCGTGACACTCTTTGTTATTAGTCATTCTTATGGCTTTGGTAGAGTGTCTAAACAAACAGAAGGAGATAGACAAATGACAAGTAAAAACCCAATCAACTACGCAGAAGTTCTAAAGAATAACATCAGTGGAACTACATCTAAAAGCCTCACTCAGTACTCTCTGAAAAGATTAGATGGTATGAAGAAATATCTATTTATATCTAATATGGGTAATATAGATAGAGCATATAATAAAGTTGATGCTGAGTTACAGTCTGCTAATGCTTATATGCAGGCTGTTGTCGAGGCTGATTTTGTTGCTGATGCTAAAGGTGGCTATGGTCAAGGTTCTCAGGATTTTATCAAGGAGTTTGGCTTCACTGGTGGAGTCATGGACTGTCAGATGATTATTGAAGATTTGACTGCAGTCAGAGATGTTCTTGAAAACTTTTTCAACAGCAACAATGATGACTTTGAGCAGATGTTTGGTTACAAGTTCAAAGCAAACTGGATTGGTAACGAATCCTCCCCTGCAAAGTCATCAGCACAGTTGACCTCTGCTGAGAAAGCTGAACTCAAAAAGAAGTATCTCAAGGCATAGCCTTGAGATTACCTCTCACTCTTTAGAGTGAGAGGTACTTCTTTTTTTATGTGGTAGGATATTACTAGAACCCTCACAGATACCAGTAACCCCATACCTGCTAAAGCAGGAGGGTTACTGGTATCTGTTCGGGGAGATACATAACAAGACGTAACAAATATACACGGAGACCAACCAATGAGTACGACAAATTATATAGTAGACACAATTTCATATTTGGAATGTGAAAAAATGCTAAAAACATTTAAGGAAACTTTTAAAATCATATACTATGGCAACACAGCAAAGACTTGTGTTGTTGACACAGTCCAGTCATTACAAGATGCTTGGCAAGTAATCAGTAAAGATAGATATGATATGCAATCATTCCATAGAGAATATGGATACAGTAATGCCAAACAAAACTATGAAGTATGGCAAGGTAATAATCTTGTTGTTCAAGTAACATATGATAGGTAATGACATGGATAATTTCTTTATAATCTATTTGATATACATAATCTTTTGTATATTAATGTTTGCTACATTTATATTTTCACTTGTAGCATTTAACCCTAGCTGATTCAAAGGAGGTAACAATGAATCACATGACACAACTAGCGAAACTAATAGACAAACCTGCAAAGTATAACTTTCCTATCAAGACCATACCAATGGAGGGTAGAGCAGAACATGATCCAAGTGGCAACATAGAATGTCATGATCGTGTTATGATTATCAATGCAGATACTAATGAATATCTTGGTAATCATTCCAAATCATATCGACCAGTCACTCATGCTGCAGTACTTGACCCAGTCATTGATGTAGCTGAGAGTATGAAAACACCATACATCACACAAGTAAACATGATTGATAATGGTGCAATGATGGAAGCAAAACTTATCTTCAAAGAGATATGCTTTGATGATCCTGCCATGCAAGACTACATTGCATTTCAAATTGTACTTCGTAATTCATACAATGGAATATGGTCTGTAATGATACAAGCTGATGGTCTACGTCTATGGTGCATGAATGGTTGCACTACACCTGATAAGATTGCCAACTACAGACAGAAACATAATGGTCATTTCAATTACAACTTCGACCATATCAAACACTCGGTTGATTTGTTTCGTGATAATGAGCCTCGCTTTCGTGAGTGGTACAAGACAAGAGTAGACAAAGGACAAGCAGATAAACTATTTGCTAAACTAACTTGGACACCAAAGCCTACTATTGATGGCAAGTATCGTAATGAAACACAATATGCTAATCTGCAACAACACTGGAAAGATTACAGACAAAGCATTGGCAGTAACAAGTGGGGTTTATACAATGCAGTAACACATTGGATATCTCACCCAGTAAATGTCAGTAGCACCAACAAAACTATTGTAGAACGTAACAGTAAGATGCTATCATATATGTCTAAGTCAGACTCAATGTTCAATTAATGGAGGTTAATAATGGACATCAACTACACTACATCAGAACTAAAAATGTGCATTGCTTTTGCAAGAATCGCAGCACCACAAGACTTCAGAGAAATGTACGATCATATGTGTGACGTTGCAAAACCATATGGTCAGTACCACCCTGAAGTATGGATCAATAAAATGACAGCCAAGACAATCAAGATATGGGAACAACACAATGCACCCAAAGATTGGCAGGGTAAAGAAGCATCTGATATCATAGAAGATATGATGGATACTCAGATCAAACACAGTTTTAACTGAACCCTTGTTGGTTGGGTAGTAGCCACGCAGTCTCCTTAATGCGTGGCTACACTAAAAACTATGCAGAACACAGTACGATATCAATATGTCTCACTAATAGACAAGCTAGTATTACTGCGAAGAGAACGTAAAATTTCGCAGGAAAAATTAGCTATGACTATTGGTATTGATACTAAGTTGTTTGGACAATGGGAACGTAAACTTGTTGAACCCAAACTATTTAACTTGCTATGTTGGTGTGAAGCATTGCAAGTTTACCTTACAATTTCACATGATGATGGAGAGTTCTAATGAATGATGGAATAGGCAAAATACTTAAAACGAGCATGGATAAATCCCACTTGTATGGGCAAATTAAATCATTGCAAATTTTAAAAAAGCAAATCATAGAAAGAATAATAATACTTGAAGCAGACTTAGTAAAGATTGAGTGTAATCGTGGCAAGTAAAAGTAAAATCAAAGGTAACTATCATGAGAATTGGTTTGTAAAACTATTCACCTCATGGAAGTTACCAGTAAAAAAAGTTCCCCTCTCAGGTAGTCTGGGAGGAGAACATACTGGTGATATCAAACTTGTTGTCAATGGCAAAGAGTATGTTGTCGAAATAAAATACAGAGCAGTAGATAAATTTCCTAGTGTATTCAAGGTGTTACAAGGAAAAGATATTGCAATGTATAAACGTAAGACTGGTGATCCAAGATGGGTTGCCATCATACCTGATAAAATATTTAAGGAGATTATCAAATGATATGTGTGATATGTCACAAAGAAATAGAGAAACAATACACAGAAGAAGGTGTCATGTATTGGGATCAAGGTAACAGTGCCGAACCAATAGCAGAAGGTAGATGCTGTAATAATTGTAACGATACTATTGTAACTCCTACAAGAGTTACAGAAATGATAGTTCAAACCAATGGAGGAAAAAAATGAACAAATATAAAAAGCTATGGCAAGATTATTACGATCAGGTGGTATCACTTGATGGTCTTGAGCAACAAGTAGAACAAGCAGAAGATGTGTCACAAGTACAGCGATTCATCAACTACAAAATGAAACCCATCTATCAGTCAGACAAAGACTGGTGCAATGCTATTGCGACAGAAATTTGGAATGAATATTGGAGTAAGTACAATGATGTATCATATTGAAAAAGGACTATTACTTAAATTAGTAGAAGAGAGAGGTTGTTCATTAAATAGTTTTACTAAAGTATGTAATTGCGACATCAAAACTGTAACAAGATTTAATGATGGCATAGGTATAAGAAAAGTTCATGCAGATAAAATATGGAACGCATTAAAAACTATGCCACTTGGAGACAAGACAAATGATTTCAAAACTCTTAAATACTAATTGGCAACCAAGCAAAGCAATCATGGACAAATACAAGGAGGTTAACCATGACAGAGAAACTAAATACTTCAAACATTTCTACATTGGCAACCAGTATCGTAGAGGAGACTGGGATCAGGAATATTGCAAATGGTGTGACAAACAAACCAATCGCAAAAACTCTCGTTCAACAATGGGGAACAGACCCAAACGGATACACAAAGAAGATTCATTCTATGCTAGAGTCTACTCTGAACTGCAGGATAAATGAACGAGTCAACAGTTCGTTTGTATTCTTCAGATGGGAAATGCCTACCATATCAGACGTAGCAAAGATGATGGTGGTGCAAAAGCCATTGCTCATCAAGACAATGCAGGAAGCTATGACTGTAGCTGATCCAAAAGATATTCAAGATTGGATCATGGAAGTCATGGTATGTACTGCCAAACAATCAGCATTGACCGAAAGAGATATGGCACTCAAGGCAAAGGTCTATGCCACAAAGCTAGGTCACATACCTGCAGATATATTGCGTGATGCGTGTCACAAGATATGTCTCAACAGTAAGTTCTTCCCATCACTGGCAGAGATCTATCAATATGTAGAGCCAAAACTATACTATCGTAAGTCACTGGTAGAATTAATATCAGGTAGATTAATTGCTTCAATAGGAGATAAGTAATGGCTAGATACAAAGCAGATGCAATAGATGAATGTTGCGAGGAAATGTTAGGTCATACTAACTGGGCTTATGCTGACACCATGCCTCGTTCAGAAATGAAATGGCATGAAAAAAATAATTCTATTTATAGAGTTGTTGTTTTTTTTAATCACGAAAGTAAGGAGGAATGAAGATGTATAAAAAAGAAGAATGGGATTTACAAATAGCATTGAACAAAGTTTCATCAATGACAGTAGATAAATTTCAAACTCAATTAGAGAAACATAAAATAGATGCCAACACTATGGACAATTATGTTTTTGATTTAGCTAAAGCATTAATGAGGAGTGAAGCAAATGACAAATCCAAATAAAATTAAAAGTTTTAAAATTTATACAGACGATACTAATGACGGAGTAGAAGAAAAAGTATTAGTCGGAAATAATATAGATATGGCTTTAGAAATACTAGAAAATAATGGTTACATTATAGAAGTGGAGTATGAAAATGGAAGATAGATTTGAAGATGTGCCACAAGAACTAGACGAACAAGATCGTGCAGGTACAGTAAAAATAAGAAGTTACTTAGAGTTTTATCAGGCAATGATATTTTATCCTGATAAAAATGACAACTTGCAACCTGCAGGTATGTCATCAACAGATAAAAATTATATCTAATTCCCTGCAGGGAAACCTACAACATCAAGTATTACCACTGGTTAGATCGGGTCTAAGGTATGTAATCGTG